TCAGGGCCGTCTCATTCTTCCGAGCCACGGACACGTCCTCACCAGACACGAGCGACTGAAACTCAGCCTGCTCGAGTTGCAAGTCACCCTTAATCTCGGGGCTAATGAACATGAACCCTTTGTAGATGCTTGAGAGACCAAACTTCTTCTCGATGTTGTTTGAGAGGGTCGACACGTCCTCGCACTCGTAAAACTTGCGGGCCACTTTGGTGATGAGCGTCGACTTGCCTGAGCGCGCAATACCCTTGAGGAAGGGGATAACCTGCCATCCATCCAGCTCGTTGACGTCAAAGCACAAACGGCCCATGAACACGTAGATCCAGCGCGACACAGACTCTTCGAACCGCTGGTAGTCCAGCACGGACTGCATATGGGGCGTTGGAATGTTGTACCAGTCATCAATGTCATCGTACGGGTCAAAGGGCTGGTCAAAGTACTTGCACGACACGAGCGAGGGCTCGAGGTCCGCAAACTCCTTGGACGTGTACTCGTAAAAAGTAAACTTGAACTCTCCAATCTGTCGAGCATCCAAGAGCCCGTTCTGGAAGGACCACACGTGACGATCCTTCTTAATCTCGGCAAACTGGATATCCTTGCAGTTGGACAAGTGCCGGATGACGTCATTGGCCATGTTTCCACGGTTTGTCAAGTTCATCCACATCTCGGCATTGTCCTCCTTCTGGGTCTCATCGTACACAAAGTCCTTGATTTCCTTGACTGGCTTCCAGGCCCGCGTGTTTCGAATCTCTTTGCAGCACTGATCGCGATACCGGCGGTACCCGTGCTTATACGCCTGACGCAACAAGTAAATCAAAAGGTTCTGGTACGAACTGGCCGCCTCCCCTATATCAAAGTCCACGTCAGGGTTTTCGGCCAAGGGCTGGTTGAACATCTTGTACTCCTCATCGTTTGAAATGAACTTGTGCACGACTTTCTTGTAACACTCCTTGAAGCGCTTGATGCGGCGCTCGAGAGTCATCTTGTCTCCATTCACATCAGTCGTCTCGTTTTTAGAAATTTCGAGCAAATCGGCCCGAGCGAGCATGTATCCACAAATGTCCACGACGCGGCGCTTGTTCACGAGCATACGCTCGAGGTCTTGCTTGTCAATGTCGATAGGAAGGCCCTGAGAGTCCCGGCCTGGAGTTGCAGGGAGCCATTTTTCAGCCAAAACCCTGTAAATATCTGTACGTCTATCTGACGTGTTCAAATCGAGATGAAGGTTCTTTTCACACTCTGTGAGCTTCTCTTCCAAATCACCGGCGGACCACGAGTTAATCTCCTTCTGGTATGCACTCGTCGTCTGTTCAGCATTCTTCTTGTTGGCGGTGTTAGTCTTTGTCGTCATGCTACAAAAGGCAGCGAATTTTTTAAGCGGCTTCGGCGGGCGCTGACGTGGGGCACGTGCACGGGGTAAACTTCTGGACCGCAGACAACAACTTGACCAGGATCTTATTCTGCATCTCCAGGCTCAGGGCAATCTTCTCAGTCGAATCCTTCAGGGACGCGAGGCTGGTGGCTATCGTCTCACCCTCCTCGGTCGCAAGGAGGGACCCGAGGGCATCGAACATGTCCATACCCTCGTCCTCAAACTCCTCATCCTCTCCCATATCGAGCTCCTCATCCTCCGGGGGCGGGGGAAGCTTGGTCCGTGACTGAGACATTGGTACTATTCGAGTAGAAAATTCGCCCTGAATATTTTCGCACTCAATAGTAAAATGCCTGGTGGCGCTCTTATGCAACTGGTCGCCTTCGGGGCCCAAGACGTGTACCTGTCCGGCCAGCCCAAGGTGACGTACTTCCAAGCCGCATACAAGCGTCACACCAACTTTGCCATGGAGGCTGTTCAGCAGACGGTGCAGGGTGCCGGCGGGAACGGTGGCCTCCTGTCCGTGACCCTGAGCCGCTCCGGTGACCTGGTCGGTGATATGTGGGTCTCTCTGGTGCCGACCACCTCTTCTGCAGCTCAGCTGACTTCCAACAACACTGGGGCCGATATGTGCTGGGCCGCCGAACGTGCCTTTTCGACCATCGAGCTCTTCATCGGCGGTCAGCTCATCGATAAGCACTATCAGCTGTGGTTCCGTCTGTACGCCGAGGTGTTCCTGAACGACACGAAGAAGCTGGAGTGGGGCCGTCTGACCTCTTTGGCCATGCCCAATAACACGGGCTCGAGCCTGGGCCGGGTGTACCTGCCGCTCCTCTTCTTTTTCAACCGGAATCCGGGTCTGGCCCTGCCGCTTATTGCCCTCCAGTACCACGAGGTCCGTATCGATTTCACTCTGACCAATTACTTTTCAAGCTATTTTGGCTCGAATCCCATCGAGGTCTGGGCCAACTACATGTACCTCGAGGAGTCTGAGCGGGGCCGTTTCTCCAAGAACAACCACGAGTACCTCATCGAGCAGGTCCAGAAGGTTGGGAACGGCGAGCCCATCACCGGGTCAAGCGAGAACGCTCCGGCCGTCGTCCGTCTCCAGTTCAACCACCCCGTCAAGGAGCTCATTTGGTGCTATCAGGACCCGGCACCCATCACGAACCGCAACGCTCTGTGGAACTTCAGCTCCAGCACGTCCAATGTGAACGTGACCATCGACCCGAACAAGATTGCCCAGACGAGCACCGTACCGATGCCGAACCAGATTGGCGTGCCCCGGCTCTGGGTCGCCCCGGTTCTTTCGTCCAACCTGTACCTCACGGCGACGACCGCCTCGGGTGTCGTGTCCGGTTCGACCCTGGTCGCCGGCTCGTCCTTGTCCCTCCAGTCCAACGTTGTTTCGGGCAACGTCTTTTGGATCGAGTCGGGTCTGGCGAACGTCTCGACAAACGTCAGCTTCGGCTACGAGGTTGGCCCGCTCCACAAGTTTAAGATTCTGCTGAACGGCACGGAGCGTGCCGCCGAGCAGTACGGCAAGTACTTTAACCAGTGGCAGCCCTTCCAGTACCACTCCGGTGCTCCGTACCCGGGCATCTACGTGTACTCGTTCGCCCTCAAGCCCGAGGAGCACCAGCCGAGCGGTGCGTGCAACTTTAGCCGCATCGACATGGCCCAGGTTGCCGTGAGCCTCAAGACGGGTATGCCCTCGAACCTTCTGCAGCAGATGTTCGCGGTCAACTACAACGTGCTCCGTATCGCATCGGGCCTCGGGGGTCTTGCCTTCTCGAACTAGACGTGAGTTTTTAGCCCGATTATTTTCTTGGGTACTAATACCAAGCGATCATGGCAGGTGGCCTTATGCAACTGGTTGCTTACGGCGCTCAGGACGTTTATCTGACAGGTCAGCCCAAGGTGACCTTTTTCCAGGCTGTGTACAAGCGCCACACCAACTTTGCGATGGAGAACATCCAGCAGACGGTGAACGGTACCGCGACCAACTCTGGCCGCGTGTCCGTGACCATCGCCCGTAACGGTGACCTGGTCGGCAACATGTACGTGGCTCTGCTGGCGAGCATCCAGAACGGCTCCAACTGCACGTCGACCAACGCCAACTTCGACTCTTGCTGGATGGCTGAGCGTGCCGTGGCGGCTGTTGAGCTGACCATCGGTGGCCAGCGCATCGACAAGCACTACCAGACCTGGTTCCGTCTGTACGCCGAGGTGTTCCTGGGTGAGTCTGACAAGATTGCCTATGGCAAGCTGACCAGCTCTCCCCAGCCGGTGTCCGACTCCACCACCAACAAGACCTACGTGTACCTGCCTCTGCTGTTCTTCTTCAACCGCAACCCGGGCCTGTACCTGCCCCTGATTGCTCTGCAGTACCACGAGGTGCGTCTGGACTTTGACCTGACCCCCTACATCCAGAGCTACTTCGGTTCCAGCCCGACCTTCGAGGTGTGGGCCAACTACGTGTACCTGGACACTGAGGAGCGCCGCCGCTTCGCCCAGAAGGGCCACGAGTACCTGATTGAGCAGGTGCAGCACACCGGCGGTGATGCCCTGTCCTCGACCAGCTCCACCGTGCGTCTGTCCTTCAACCACCCGGTGAAGGAGCTGATCTGGTGCTACCAGAACGGCACCACCAGCGCCACGACCAACCTGAACGCCATGTGGAACTTCAGCTCCAACACGGCCAACGTGAACGTGACCTGCAACGTGTCCCCGGCTGTGCTGGGCTCCGTGCTGCCTCACGTGGCGGGCGCTCCCCACCTGTTCTCCAACGTCGGTGGCTACGCTGGCCAGGCTGTCACCTCCAACGTCTTCTGGATTGAGGAGGGCTCCGCCGCTTCTGGCTACGAGGTCGGTCCTCTGCAGAACTTCAAGGTGATCCTGAACGGCCAGGACCGCTTCAAGGAGCAGCTGGGCAAGTACTTCAACGTGTACCAGCCGTACGTGTACCATACCGGTACCCCGTACCCGGGCATCTACTGCTACAGCTTCGCGCTGCAGCCCGAGGAGCACCAGCCGACCGGCACTTGCAACTTCTCTCGCATTGATAACGCCCAGGTGGCTATCAACATGAAGACCATCAACCCGAGCAGCCTGCAGAAGATGTTCGCTGTGAACTACAACATCCTGCGCATCCAGTCTGGCATGGGCGGTCTGGCGTTCAGCAACTAAACGTCCCCTTGTAAAAACGGTCTGCCGGGCCTCGGCCCGGGCCTCAGGCCCAAAAGTCGTTCGAGGACTTTTGGGTCAGAGACTTATTTATGATGTGAATAGAAAGAGATGAACGCCCCGCCGCCGACGCGGGCCGAAGCGCTTTTTAAACAGGCGAATCAGCCTGTAAACGCAAATCAAGTGGGCTTTTGGGCCAAGTACAAGTGGTGGATCATAGGTCTGGTTGTTATTTTGGCCATTGTTGGTGGAGTTCTTGGTGGCGTTTTGAGACCCAAGGCGTCTATTCACATCCGAAGCTGTGCCGGAGGGACTGCAGGTGTCGGTACGAACAAGGAAAAGGGGTGTCTGTGCAATTCTGGATCAGAATGTACGAGTGGCATGTGCTCAACGAGTGCCACGACCCTTGCAGCCGGCGCTTCCCAGGGTAAGTGCGCTTAGCGCTTCACAACCTTCCAGACCCCATCATCCGCACAAAACTCTTGCTCGATGATTCTTGCACAGAATTCCGGATCGAAATTGGGGCTACAACAAAAAACATCAATGTAGACCTTGTTATCTTCAGGATACGTGTGTGCACTGAAATGGCTCTCGGCCAACACAAGCACACCCGTGGCCCCGTGAGGTTCAAATTGGTGAAAGGCCCGAGCAACAACTGTAAACTCGCACCTTTCAGCGATTCGATTCATGATGTTTTGGAGGTGGGTTGTTTTCGAGATCCAAACGCCGGTGATGAAACCGACGAGGTGCCTCATTAGCCTTTTAGGGCGTCCTCATTTTATATAGAACGAGACCTATAGCGCCAGCTGCAAACAGAATGGCGAAATAGCCCTGGCCTGTGTAGGTCGGCGGCGTCTTGCGCGACTCCATACCGCTAAACACAGACAGGGTGGCGAGGAGCAGGACCAGAACGCCTAGGAAAAGCGTGTTAAGGTTTGCCATATAATAGTATATAGCAAAATAAATGGACGATCTCGTTGAGCGTTTCGAGATGACAGGACCGAGCCTTGTCAAAGAGGTGTCCACGCGTCTGGGTCCTGGAACAAGTATAGAAAACACTTTGAATACAGTCAGGGACATTCAGATGCGCCGGTATGCTCGTCTTATCAAAATGGAAAAGATTGATAACGTTTTCGAGTCTATCGAGTACCTCTGGAAAAACTTTGAACTCAACACTGAAGATATTCAGTCTGTGCTTGGTTTTGTTCCTGAATTCCCCAAAGTCTCGACTCCGCTCGTGGATAAGTTCCTCGAGCACATGCGGCCAAAGACGCGGCCTGGGGGGTGCTTCACATGGGTACGTAGCCGCCGCTCATAGAGGGCGCCCCGGCGCTCCCCATTTCCTGATACAAATACGCAAGGTACATGCCTATGAGACCCATGATCAGAGCCCGGGTCATGACGGACCAAGTTTGACGCTTCAAAGGGTCCAGGAATTCCTGAATGCTAAAGAGAATGAGGGCCATCGCCATAACGATCAGGAGGACAGCGTCAGCCATATACTAGTACTGCGGAATTTTTTTAAAGGTTTAGTCTGTTTGTACAGTAGAGATGAGTGGGTTTGCATATATCAACCCGACCCAGGCGATGTTGGAAATGACGCTCGAGGCGCTCGGGGGCGGGTTTGCGCCTCTTGGAAGCCGACACGAGGCCCCCGACATTCCCGTGATACCGTGCGAACTTGACCAGAGCTGGAAAGACTTTGAGGCTCTTCTGGCGTCCTACAAGAAACAGTACGTACAGAACCTCAACGAACAAAAGAAGCTCACTGCAGAATTGAATGAAAAAATGAAGGAAATTTCACATCTTGAAATAATGATTGAGACTCTTAATACTCCAGGCTTAAAGGAGCGACTCGAAACTATATTAGACGACTACCAGACTGATGAGGGGTTTGAGGAGCTGAAGCGGAAGGTGGGGGAGGTGGCGGGGAGGGTCGAGGCGATGAAGAAGGTACTATCGGAGACGAACGCTGAAAGGTACGATAAGTTTACTTGTTTTGTGTGTATGGAACGACTTGTTGACCTGTGTATGAACCCATGTGGTCACGTGATGTGTGAGCGCTGCTGGGCAAACACTCGGGACAAGACGGCTTGTCCGGGGTGCCGGCAGCACATCATAAGCGCGTGTAAGATATTCACGATGTAGTCGTCCCTGTAACTCAGTTGGTCAGAGTGCGGGTCTTATGTCCCAAGTGCACAGCACTTGTTCCTTCGGAACTGACTAGGATAGCCCGAAGTCGCGGGTTCGACCCCCGCCAGGGACACTTGGACCTGAGCACGTCCTTAAAAGGCTCCTCCGTCCGACCTTAGCTCAGTTGGTAGAGCGTGGGACTGTAGTTGGCTAAAGAGATCCTGCGGTCGCTGGTTCGATTCCGGCAGGTCGGAAAGGGACGAAACTTGTTCGTTCCGCCCCTTCTCCTATAGCTCAGTTGGTAGAGCATCAGGCTGTTAACCTGAGTGTCGCAGGTTCAAACCCTGCTGGGAGAGCTTTCGAACCATTTGTTCATGGTTCGAAAGATCTCTTTGTATACTAATAATGAACAATCGCCCATTCAATCGATTCGTGAACCACCTCGCTGAAATTACCAAAAACAACAAGAACTTGAAGTTTCATGTGGGCACAAACGGTGTGACCCTGCGTTACAGACCAGGGTCAAATGGGACGTATGTAAATTTCACTCCGTCAAACAACAATCGGGGTGTTGAACTTTCGTACGGGTACACGCACGTCGAAGACCGCAAGAAAGGGCTCGGGAAGCGTCTGCGCAGCTACGGGGTTCGGGCAGCGCGCGCCGCGGGCGTGACCCTGTGGCAATATGGCATCAACCTGAACTTGCTCAGAAAACGGAACGAAATGCCTATAAGTACGTACATCATGCGTAAACTCGGGGCCGAATGGACACGGGGCGTGCCTAAAGCACGGGGGAAGATTG